AAACAAAACCCAAGCCGCGCCGGTGCTGCGGTAGATTTTCTGCGTATCGGTCGCGCAATAAATCATCCCCGTGTTTGCGGTTGCCGCTGCTGGTTTCGATGCGTCGAGTCCATATGTGGGGACGGTTCGTAATTGTTCGCCGTCGGGAAATTGTCGCGTTTTACCGTCTGCGCCAAGGACGAGCGGTTTGTATTCTACGCTAGTCGCATTTGCGACTAATAGTAAAAATAATAAAGTGAGTAAATATCGCATAAAATCCTTTAGATTTGTATGGGGTCTGAGGGACGGAAGTTGAGGGCAGTCGCTGAAAGATATTCACCAAGCGGAACAATAAACTTTCCAGCATTTGCTGGGTTTGTTGGGTCAAGTGAGGTCGTTAATAATCCGCCAGCGGTGCCAAGATAAACGGGAGCCGCTGCGGTTCCCCCGCTGAGTTCCGCCGTCTTTCCTGGCCCTTTGAAGACGCCAATTGCGCCATTGGCCAGATTACCACGGGTGATGCAAATAAATCGCGCCCTGGCCTGCGCTTCGGTACCTGCGTTGGTCGCAAGCTGAGCTTTGCCGGATGCATTGAGATAGCAAACCTTGCCGTAATTAATCGTTGAGCCTTCGTTATTTTCCAAAAGAAACAAATCGCCGCCGTCGCTGATTTGCACGTTGGGGATGGTTTTTGAAAATGCGCCGTTGACGATTACCAAATCAACAATCCCGTCGTTCACCTTAAAATAAACCACGCCGTCGCTATCGGCTGTTGCCGGATTTGTTTTTGTGGTGGTTTCGTTGTCCTCGTAAAGCGTGAGATTTGCGCCGGAATAATGGTCTTTAACCTGCACGGTTCCTGCTGGTGCTGGAACTCCGGTTGCATCTAAAATGGTTACAATGCTTTTGATCACTGTTACATCCTTTGCAGTAACGTGCGGATTTGATCGCGGGTTAAGGTGGTGGCATTGGTGTGCCCAGCTTGTGGTGTACCGCCGCCGCCGCTTGAGCCTGCCGCCGCTGACATCGTTTGCGTTCCGATAAATGAAGCGGCGACTAATTGCACAAGACCGCCACCGCCACCGCCCGTTGAAGAGCCGTTGCCGCCGTTCGCGTTAAATGTTCCGCTGGTTATTGATCCGGTTGCAATCACAATAATCGATCCGCCGCCGCCGCCAGCATTGAGCGCTTGACCTACCGCATTTATGGTGCCGCCTGTGCAATCTAGGTCGCCTTCAATTATTAATATTAAGGATCCTCCCCCTAAAGCGTATTGGGTAGATGGGGAATAGTACCCGTTTCCGCCAAGTATTGGCTTCCTGGTGGCCCAATACTTGGAAACGCTATTAACTGGAAGTGGATGGCCTGCGGTTGAGTTCACCTCGGTGCCGATAGATGCCCCGCCCACACTTGTGCTAGCGTCGAAACCAAAATGAGCGCCCATTGCCGCCGCTAGATATTCGCGTTCGACTCTCGTATTTTGTATCTGCTCCACCGTGGTCCCGCCGCTCGCTCTATTTGCTAAGGTTATCGCTGCGGAAAGGGTAGAGTTACCAGCCAGCCGTATAATCGTTGCAGCGGGTAAGCCTCTCGCTGCCGATAGAGACATGCTCGTAAATTCATAATAACCAGACGCCGTTATTGCTGGCGTTGCATTGTCGAAAATTCCATCCCCACCCTTGCCGCCAATTAAAAGCGCAGCGGGGTTAATGCTTGGCGCGGTAGGGTCGCCCTCTGCAATGGCTGAGGGATTATCCCGCAACGCATAGGCCGTCTCCGATTTAATCGGCTTATCTGGGTTAATATCAGAATCTGGAATAACGGTGTAGGCGGTCATGCGTATTTGTATCCTTCTGAGCCATCGGATAATAAGCCGCTAGAATCGGCCCAAAATCCATAGCGTGAACGTTGGTCGTCGGTGGCGCTGCCGTAGTCGGGGATTCCCGTAGGTGCCCAGAATCCATAGCGGCCATTGAAATTAGTATCTTCTAACGTGTATTCATAAACGGTCCCAAGCACCGCCTCTTTTGCTTCGACAATTTGCAAATAGGTCGGCAAAGGTGCGCCGGAATAATCGGTAAGCGTGCGCATGGTAACTTTTACAACGTCGCCCGTCCATGCATCCGAGTCTTTGGCGTCTACGCGAAGCGTGATTGATCGCGGCGTTTGACGGTAGCGCTCGGTCATGCGTGTCGATAATTTAACCGCCTGAGATAATTGGCTGTCGGTTATCCATCGTGAATAGATTTGTTTGATTCGTGCGTCACCGTATTGGTCCGCGCTCTCTGCGTCGGCATCCGTTACCACGTTCAAACGCTTGAAATTCCAGGGCTTTTCCAAGTCTTCCGTTGGGTTTTTCTGGCCATAATAAACATGCACCTGCGTGATGCGGTCGTCCGGACGATCTTTGACCGACTGAGAATCTGCAATGATATTATAGCGGTCGCTTAATTCTAAAACGGTATCGAATGCCCAAGGCCGAACCGCTTTCAGTTTGATTTTTTGCGTTCGTTCGTTCCACCAGATAAACAATTGGCATTGCTGTGAAAGCTCCTCAATTAATTTTCCAACGCCTAGCGGTTTGGTAACAACGGCGGTTAAGTCGTATTCAGTAAGCCATACGGTTGCTTCGGTTGCCCAGTCTGCCAAATCAATGTAAGCGGGGTCAATGTTGCCGTAGACGGTTAATAAATCATAAAGTATATCCGTAATAAATAAATTATTATAGCTAAGGCATTGCTGCACGTTGGTGTCTATGTCGTGCGCAACGGCTAGGGTATTTTTTTGAGCGCGGGAAACGGTGAGCACATCACCTGCCCGTGTGAAGCTCATCACCTCTTCTTCTATTACGATATAACCAGAGGCTGCATATTCTAAATTTCCCACGCCTGCGGGAGTCAGCGAAAAAACACCGTCGCTATTATTAAGTGCAAGCAAAAGTTTTCCAGTTGATGCGCGAGGCGCAACGCTGCGATTTTCGTCAAGTGCTCGCAATGGATCTTTGCCAATGATGCGGACCTTGCCGCCCTTGTCTGGCCCCTCTATGCGCTCAATTAAATATTCGCGTGATTCAAAATTTGCCGAATCGGGAGCAACGCCGCCCGTCACGTATCCGGTTTTGACTACGATCTTGCGCCCTTGGTAGTACGGATTGCGCGCCATTAATTTCGTGAAATAGGTTCCGCGCTCCGCTGAATCGTAAGCCCTGCCGCTTACGTATTTATCAACGGTTAAATCAGAATGCGCAAAATCATTAAGCGTGACCGTAATTACCGAGCGCTTTCCTATGCCTTTGCCTGGCTCGATTTTACTTGGCAAAAAATCAACGTTTTCCACGCAATTAATCGTCTGAAATTGCAAGTCACCGGAAGGCGGCAAAATCACATTGGAAAATCGGTAGACCTTGGATTCTTTCGTGTAATTAGTTTTATCCTGACATGTTTTATTGGTATTGTAACATTTATCTGCGCCAGTTGAGCCAATGGCTGCGGTGCATGGTGCCGTGCCATAAACGAGCGAACAATAATCAAGCGTCAGCTCGACAATCCAAACTGGCTCACGGCCATATTTCTTTTTTTCTTCTGCGTAGGTCATGACGGTAAAAGGCCGATCATGTCGAGCTGGCAAGTGAAGTATTCGTGAGAACTAAATTTAGGCGGTTGTATTTTCTCCATCGTCTCAACTAAGCCAACGTCAGCCGGATAATCTTCGTAAAGCCAAACAAAGAAAAACGGCTTTTTTTCAGCGTGTTTAATAAAAGGAAGCCAGTAATTATACACGTCACTGATGTGCATATTATTAAACGTGATGCTATTTTTTGTATTGCGTCGCAAGATCGAGCGACCAAGAGAAAGCCCTTCCTCGCTTTGATGCGCGTATATTTCAACGTCCCGCGCCAATTTCGTTGGGCTAAATCCCTCAAGCATTCCGTAATAGGGTAAATAAGCCGCCCCAAAACTAACGACGCCAATAACGGATGCTGGTGTGCTGGTGACTTCTAAGCGCCAATGGCTTGCGCTGATGTCACTAAATGACTGCCATATAGTTTCATCAGATACTGGCGTAATTAAAGTCGTTGCATCGTTCCAGCTTCCTCCGCTGTTAAGGCTATATTGTAGTTTAATGCTGCCGCCGTTGGTGCCTAAATTATGCTGTGCAATGGCAAAATAATTAACCGTTGAAACGGTCGCAGGAATGACGGTAACGTGGTGAACGCCGCTTGTTGCGGGAGTCCATAACGTAAATGGTTTCCAATCGAATAATTGAGTAGGGTCGTAACCTGTCGCGGTGCTCGTTGCCGTAACGGTTGCGCCTACGCCTTTATTGTCGTACCCAATGCGCGGAAGCCGCGCCCCTGCTCCGCCTCCGCCGCCGCCTGATGCCGCGCCTAAACTGATCGTGAGAAAATTGCTCATGCTGCCGCCGCATTAACGGTGATCACTGGCGAGCCGTCTTGTTGCGCTTCATTAATTTGTGTTATCAATTCCCGCACCTGTCGCCCGTTCAATAAAGCGTTGTCTGATAGTCCGGTGAAATTTAATTGAATGACGTTGCGCTGGTTGCCCGTAACGCCTGCGGCTGATTGGCCAACGCCTGCTGGCTCACCGTTCACTAACGAGATTGAGCCACTGGAACTGCTGACGCTGCCGCCGCCGCCAAAGGTGGTCGATTTGATATTTTGAATTTGCACTAATCCTGCTGCTGCCGCTGCTGCTGCTGCTGCAATACCAAGAGCCGGTCCTACTATTGGAATTACTGACATCGATGAATAAGCGCCCATTACCGCCTGGGCTGTGCTGATGGTTGTTTGCGCTATGGCTGCCGCTTTCCCAATTTGAAAAGCCTTCTTTGATTGGCTGTTCATTAACGTGGACATATTGCCTAATACCTGATTTATTACCTGTCCTTTTCCTTGCCAACCTTGCGCCCATAACGCAGCGTTTTTTTCTGCGTTCGCTTGCTGCTCGTCTTCAATCGTCATTAAGCGCTTACTATGATCCAATTTAATATTGTATTCTTCGGCTAATTGCTCGGCAACGCTCGGTCCTTTATTTTCTTCCAAGGGATCTGGCCCGAAAGGCGTGCCGCTGTTGCGAACGACTGCGGCTTCGGCTGTTAGTTTTGCTTTTGCTTCTGAGAGCGCTCTAATTTTTTCGTTCCATGCCTCAACTGATGCGGTCCCCTCGCTATTCAAAACGGCTTCGTAAGAATCAACAAAAGCAATCGCGGAGTCTTCTCCAGATTTCTTCGCGCTATCATATAAGCCCTTGAGAAATTCGCTGTCTTCTACTTTCACATTAAAAAGATTATTCCACGAGGTTTTTACATCGTCGGCTGATTGCTTCATTTTTGCGGATGCGTCAGACGATGCCTTTTCTGCTTTCGCTCCTAAGTCGCCAACGCTACGGCCAACTGCGAACGCTGATTCGCGCAGACTGGTCGCCATTTCTATATCAACGCGACTGATTGATTCAGCCGCCAACATGATGATGTCTGATAACTTGCCGCCGAAAAACTGGACGAATTTAGAAACGCCCTCTTTTATTTTGGTCCACATGAAGCCAAAAACAGAACCAATTAAAGCGCTGGAATCTTGAACAAGTTGAACCCAATTACGCCAGAGTCCGGCGATGTATTGAATACCTTTCCAAACAACATCAACAACCGCAATAAAGCCCATTTGTACCACATGAAAAACAGTTTTTGTCGCATAAAAACCCATCTTTAATGCGTTCCATACGTCCATTAAAAAGCCAACCTTTTCACCAATCGCTTGCAGCACGTCAAGCATAATGCTGCCAAATCCGCCAGCTTTACTTGCTGAATCTACAAGCCCGCTAGCTATCGCCTCAATTATTGGCGATACTTGAACCGCTGCCGATATTAGCCCGCCCTTTAACGCTGATCCAAGTCGCGTTATGGCATCGTTAGCCTGCTCGACCTTCGCCGCATCAAGTCGGCTAAATGTCAACCCTAAAAACTCGGCGTCTTTCTGCATCGCCTGCAAGCCTGCGGAACCATCCTGCAAAACATTAATCATTCCCGCGCCAGCTTTTCCGAATAATTCAACGGCTATTTTTGACTTCTCGCCAGCGCTCGACAATTGGTTGAGATGGTCGGCGACAATGCCTAGTTGCTCCTCTGGTTTGAGTTGCGCAAGGTCGCTAAATTTAAGACCTAACTTTTCGAGGGTGTCCATTGCCGACTTGCCGCCCATGCCTGCATCGGCAACGTTGCGGCTCATTTTTTCCATCGCTGTCGCCAATTGGTCAGCGCTAACGCCTGCCAAGTCTCCGGCGTGCGTCAACCCTACCAGCGCCTCCGTGCTTGTCCCTAATCGGTCGGCAAGCTTCGCCTGGCTGTCGATGGTGTTGAGCGTGCCCTTGAGAAATTCCACGCCTTTCCAAGCGAGAAAGCCGCCAGCGATGCTTTGCACCGACAACAACGAGGAGCCAATAGAGCCAAGTAATCCGGTGGCTTTATTAATGCCCTTTTCAAAACTGGAAATGTTGGCGAATAAATTAATCGAGACTGAACCGGCAGAAGTCATTTAGTCGCCCCTTTCTTTTTCTCGGCTTGTTTTGCGGCTTGCAAAAGCAACGCCTCGTTGTTCTGAGATACCCGCATTAAAATGGCTTTCATTTCCGCAACGCTCTGCCGTTTCGGTGGTCCATAATTCGGCTTAAAATCCTCCGGCTTTAGTTGTTTTTTCGTTCTCCCTGAGACGTTCGCCACGGTCGAGCAAATCAAAGCCGCTGCATAATCGGCACGCTCACCACCCCACGGTGAACGGTGATAATAGGCCATCCATTCAGCAAACTCTCGCGCACTTATGCGCTGCTGTGCTTCCGCAACCGACATCCCAAGGTGAGAAGCTAAACAGAACCAGAATTTTCGTTCTGGGTGTCGGTCGAGGCTTCCCCCAATTGTTTAACCTCTTTGTCACCTAGGGCATTTAATTGCTGAACGGCAAGCACAATACGATCAAGAGCCGCTGCGCTTTTTGCGCCTAAGACTTCGGCGTCTTCGTCGGTGAATAAACGATTACCCGTTTCATCACACAGCGAGCGAGCCGCCAGCTTGCCGCGCATATTGGCCATGCGCTTAGATCCGGCACCGACTATTTCAGCCTCGAAAGCATCACGCTCCGAGCCGGTCAATGGACGTACAAAAACGTCCATTTTCCACTCTGGAACATTTAATTTAATCGGTGATAGGTCTTTGATGCCTAAAATAGCGGCACGTGAAAGCATGGATTTTCTCCTAGGGATTGCTGGCTGTCTCAATAGTCGTATGCACGACTATTTAAGATCAAGGCGTAATGGTAGGCTTGCCGTTAACGCGCCACGTCACAGAGGCGGTCATGCGTTCGCCGGTAGCGGCTCCGCCAACTGGTGCGCCTTTAACAAAGGCACTGGTCCAAGTCCAAACCGCACCGCCAGCATCGGCCCAGGTAATAACCAAGGTTCCAATAGCTCCGTCAATTGGCAGGTAGGCTTGCGGATCAAATTCGATTTCAGCCGTGACATCTTCCATCTCAATTAACTTAGCCGGAATATACTGTTTTGAGACAGTCGTACCAAGGTGGGTTATTTCGATTTCTGGACGGGTGGCACCGCCGCCGCTGATCTTGATGATGTTCGCGGAGAAACCAGCAAACGTTAGCGTTGCTCCGTGTCCGTCCGTTGGGATTTGAATGGGCATGATTTAATTCCTTATTTAAAGGTGGGTTGGTATGGTTTCGCCGCATGAAACTCTGAAGTCGATTGATCGCTTGAAAATTCCAGTGTCGGAGCCATCGGTTGAC